CCACTAGTAAGTTCCTCCGTCTACTACTTGATTTATATCATTCAAAGTAGTAGAAGTTTCAAAATTGTTAGTAGTGGCATTATAAACCAGTAATGAGCCTTGAGTTTTTCCTGAAGTGTTAACTCCTACTAGAGTATCAATTGATACTGCGGCAACAGCGGCCGAAGATATAGGCCGACCTACAACAATTTTTTTAATCTGTGTGGTTTGTCCTCTAGCAAACAACGCAGATATCATTGTTGTTTGTCCAGTTGAAACTCTAATAGCCATTAAATATCTACCTTGTCACTGAAGGAGTTAGCGTAATCTTACCTTCAAGTACTCTTTCAATAATTGTTGCACCATCACTATCAACAAAAGAAAGTTCAACATCGTAAACATAACGACCAGCTTTTAAAGAATCTGTTTGAGCATTAGTTAATGATATACTAGCAATGCCGTTACGAACATCGGTAAAGCTCGTCGCGAATGATAATGTATCAGAACTATCACTATTATATGTTTTCTTTAATTTGGCGGTGAGAGTGTGATTTGATAGATCTTTTACCGAGCCATCTTGTTCAACCATGTGCAATTCGATTGTTGCATCTGCACCTTGATCGATTGTAATTTCTTCGTACTGTGCCATAGAATAACCTTGAAATATATTTTTCTTTATTTATATGATAAAGCTTTCAATACTATTTATACGGTTTTCGATTCGAAGTAATCAAAGAAAACACACTATTGCGTATACGCATAAGAGAGCATTGAGCTCTCTTATGTTATGTAACAATTTTGTGAGTTATAATTATGGAGTTGTGAATGCTGTGATGTTATCAGCAGTTTTGATTTCGCCGTCGGATTGTATTGATACTACATTAACGCCGTTATACTTGATATAAAGAACTCCACTGTCTTCTACTAGTGAAAAATTACCGAGTGTTGGTAAGCCCGGAATCGTTGCAATAAATGCAGAATCAAACGATGTTCTTAAGTAACTAGAGTCAATCTGACCTTTAAGATAAGTAGAATCGATTTCGCTTTGAAGGTATTCGGTATCAATTTGTGACTTAAGATAATTTGAATCAATCTGACCTTTAAGATAAGTAGAATCAATTTGTGATTGAAGATACGCTTCGTTAATTTCGCTTCGAAGATAAGTAGTGTTTATTTGATCTTCTTTAAGATATGAAGAATCTACTAAGCCAAAGATGGCAGTGCGCAGTGTACTGCTACCACGAGCAAAATCAGAATCATATGTAAAAGCTACTATTTCATTAATAGCTGCGACTAAGCTTGACTTGTCATCTGTTGTTAAACTAGCAAGCCCACCACTACCCACAGATGAATCAGAATTATTTGTTGCTGTTATCACCTCATTTGTTCTAGTTACTAGAGTAGTAAATGGATCTGTTAAATTAATTGGTGGTATTGCCATTTATTTTCTTTCCTCTAATAACTTTTCCATCATGTCTTTCATATACGCAACATCGCTTTTAAGAGTTATCAACTCTTCTTGCTGTTGCCGCCAAATGTTTTTTCTGGATCTTGCCTGTGACATTTCATTACTATTTATATTTAAGATAGCTCCTGAATTTTTATCACGGACAAAATTCGGATTGCCTTTCACTTTAACATGTTTACTCATTATGTTACCAACGCTATTGTTCTTAAATCTTTGATTTTCGGTGGCTTCGAAGTATTTGAAGAAGTCATTACAATCTTCACTTGGAATTGTGTAAATGAATTCAAGTTACCGCCTTGACCACCAGCTAAATATTCATACTGCCGGAATACCGCAGTATTTTCATCGGCCGGATTGTTTGATGTCTCAGAAACTTGGATATATCCAATATCATTTAAGTTTTCATCCGAAGTTGCTGTTTTGTAATATACTTCGAAATTAGAAACAGAAGGCCTGTTCGCAGCAAATACAATTTTTAATCCGACAGCGGGTTCTTCAAGAATCACTGGCTTTGTGACATGCTTTGCAGCGCTTGTGCCACCAGTACTACTTGTTTCTAAAACAATCGATAGTGGAACATTGGCCAAAGTCGTAGAAGATGAATCTTGATTATCAATTATATTTTCAAATGTCGAGATTGATCCTCTTTGCATATCAACAATAGGTGATACTTTTGTGTCAGTTGTTGCTAAATTTATCCTCAAGTCTAAAGATTTATTACCGCTTAGAGAAGATAAATTTTGATTTGTTTTTGTTGCAATAACTTTTGGTGCACTATTGAAGTTAATATCATTCAATGTAATTGTTGAATAACTAGCATCTTTCGAGTAAGCTCCACTTGTTCCAGTATTTCTTCCATTAGCAAATGATGATCCAGTAGTCTTCTTGATTGAAGCAGATATTGAAGTATCATCTATTACTAGTGTTTGAACTTGTGGAATAAACGCATCGTACATAGCATTTTGAGAAGCAATCACACCATTTCCGCCTACACTTAATGACCCAGTTGCAGAAGAATCTGCAGTAATAGTGTAACCGGTCCAGTCGACATTTACAATTTGCCTAGATCCCATAATCGAAGATCCTAAGATACCAGCATAAGAAGTTGCCGAGTCTAAACCTCTAATCGACACATAATCATTTTTAATAAATCCATGACCTTGGTGATAGACTCTTAAAGTTGTACTTCCACTATCAGTTAGAATAGGATTACTCGGTAAGAGTTGAAGCTCTGTATCTAGGTTATCAAAATCTGCAACTCCAGACGATGAGAATTTTGCTCTATAGAGATTAAACATTAGATCACGTGCTTGATCAGGTGTCCATGTAATACTATTCTGCGATAAGAATAGACTTCCAAGAGTAGGTTGTTTTGTGACTCTTTGCTCAGTAGATCCAATTACAAAGTCATATGTTTTTGCCACGTAAACTTTATATGCTACGGAATTAGCTAAAAGAACAATCGCATAACTTCTTTGTGGCGTAAGGTATACTGGCTCTTCAAACTCAAAGGTAGTAGGAGTTGCTCTCACTGTAGATATATCTGTCAGGTTAGACGGAATATTTACTTGACTTGCATTTAAGAACTTTACTGCACCCGGTAATGCCGAACCAGCTGGTGTACCATTAATAAGTTCTCTAACTTGAAGTTGAACCGGTGGTCCGCCATCAGCTTCTTTAGAATTAAAGAAAACATCGACTTTAGTCAGGAAAATGCCATTAGGATTTTCTGCTTGCGAGACAAAGAATGATTGCGCCAATGGATCCGCAATCACCGGCGGCGGCGGCGGTGGAATTCGAGTAGAGCTGATATCTCTTTGACGAGTAACAAGAACTCCGGTCGATGTAAAGATAGTTACTGCTTTTGAAAGAGCGTCATTATTCACATTAGAGACATCTGTTAGTGTAACATCATGTCTTCCAGTTCTAAATTGAAGCGATGGGCTTCCGGGAATGAGGAAAGAACCTATAATTTCCCCATTACCGTCTGCAATTAGATCAGTCGATCCATTTGGATGGCTTGTGTTGCTCGAGAACACATTTCCACCAACATTTTCTGATCTTGTAGAAAGTCTTTCAAAAGTAGACTCTTCTCTAGCGTAATTAGATATGTTTGACGTTCCTAAAAACAAGAAGTGTTTTGTGTTTGCGCGTAATCCGTTTGCTTTGAAGAATATGATACGAGATCTCATGAAAGGAATCAGTCTTACATCGACAACTCGATCACCAATCAGCTCTCTTCTAAATCTTGATCCACCAGTTGTAACTACTCCTAAGTTCGTATTTCCAGTCCAGTTGTTGATTAGATCAGATTCTGACCACGGCCAAATTGTAGCAATATCCGGAGATGGATTTATGCGATTTGATTCGTTGTTTCCTGTAATAATATTATCTGGCGCGTAGACTGTTTCAATCCATTCATCCGATGCTGGAGAAAGCTCTATATGGCCAAGATTTGTTATAACCGTGAACGGATTAATATTTTCTACTTCTGTTGCAAGATTTTGATTAAGGTGTGATTCATTACTATCAATTGATAGTAAAACTAAATCACCTTTACGAATAGTTGTGCTGTTATCTGAATCAAAGAATATTCTAGTGTTACGAGGAAATGCAATTGGGCTTAAAACATTATTAATTTCATCAATTGATGCTCTATACTCAGGATTCCCTGTAGCAGAAAACGCATAATCTTTGAATCCATCTGCAAGAAATCCTGCTTTTGTTCTTTCAAGCCCAGCCGAATCAATTACAGTTAATGTTGATGTATTCGCTTCGAGAAAACTTAATGCTGTCAATTCTTGTAAATTATTTACTCGATTCTCGAGATCAGCAATGTCAGCCATTGTAAATCTTTTTGCAGGAATCAAAGTAGTTGTAAGATCGGAATCATTAAGAGTAAAAGCATTTAGATGAATATCGTATAGCGATATTGATCCTTCAGGAATAGTAGGAAGAATTGGATTGATAGATGATACACCAGTTATAACTTTTGCAGCACCGGCCGGTGGGAATTTTTGTCCCGGAATAGTGTATCCATACGCTATCAATCTATCGCTTCGAGGCATGTAATATACCACATCAGCGCTAAACGTTCCAGTATTAGCTGGTAGGGCATTAATAATCGGATCAGAACCAATCAGTGCACCATCGGAGTCAAAGTTAATATTTGCTACACCAGCATTTGAAGATTTTACAGCTTTTGGTCTAAAGTCGATAACATCTCTCAATGAAACAGTTGTTCCATCATTAAGTGTGTGACTTGGTATTTTATCATAAGAAACTGAAGCAGCTGAGTATGAAGTAATATCGAAGAAATCACCGTTAGTATTATGCTCAAAATATTTAAATCGAGCAAATATATTTGTTCCCGAAGAAATTGTAACTCCGGGTTTAATAATTAGTCGGCCGATGCCATAATAATTATCTCTTTGGCCGTTATCTTTATAAAAGTTTGTAGAAATATCAGAACCATTTGAATCATTAGTCTTAATCGACGTAAATTCAAAAATATCTGCTTCATCTAGCGAGATAAATTGTGTGCCGGCACCATCTGATTCAGCATCTGCGGGCCAAGTTTTTGTGATAGTTGTATTCGTAAGAGTTTTTGCTCGAGCAGAAGGAGAAGATTTTGTTGCAAAAGTTAATACTTCGTAGTTGGCTGAAGATCTGCCTCCAGACACATTAAATGATGTTCCAGCCGATGCATCAACTACGATACTAGTGTCGACAGAATTATCAACTTCTGAAAAAATCCACTGATTAGTATTTGCAAAACTTGCATATCCTGATGGTATAGCAACTGCGGTAGCAACTCCGGACACGTTCGTTGAAAAGGTTACTCTTTTCTGTACAGTGACTGCGTCTATAGTCACTCCAGTTTGTGTTGGCTTAGTATTAGGTAAAGGGAAAAGAAGACTATTGTTTGAAGTATTCTTCAGAATAGCTGCACCACCCTCGAGTGTAACATTGAAATAATTACTGCCGCTTGTTCCAATTGAGCGAGTTAACGAGAATGATTGGCCCGTATTCATTCGAATATCAAAGAGATAGAACTTATAACTCGTTCCGTTATCTTCTTCAACATGTCTAACACGAGCAGTACCGATTGTACTACCACCGTGATTAACAGCACTTCTCAAATTTAATTTTTCGAATGTGTTAATATTCGGAAGGCCTTTATTATCGTCAATATCGCCTTTGATGAAGTTTCCAAAGCTTGCAATAACAATTTCGTTATCGAGAGAAATAGTATCTTGAGCTTTCGGTACTACAATTTCTGAAGCACCAACTTCTAATCTATAGCCATCAACATATACTATGCCGTCTGTAACCTTTAAAAGAAGATTTGCAGAATCATAAGTATCAAAATTAGCGTTAAATGGTTTAACGATATAATTTCCTGATTCTTCTTTTGTACGTAGCGCAAGAACATTATTAATTTCGTTATACGAATTATCTACTCTAACTTCATCGGATATCGAACCAGATGTCACTTTGCAAAGATAAACAAAGTTTTCGGCAGCTAATATATCAGATTTCTTACTTAGAGTTAAAGTGATGCGATATCTATCTGCACCCGGTGAAGCAACATTTGGTGTAGCACCCTGGTTATCATAGAGAGCCGAATTATCGGTTGCAGTGATAACTTGTTCACTAATCTTAAATCCAACCTGCAAAGTTGGATTGCTGGTGTATTTGCTAATGATTAAACTTTGCTTTTCTGTAAAAACAAAGTGTCCTTGTACAAAGTAAACTCCGCTTCCTACATTTATTTCTGTACCACGACCTGAAACATCTGAAGAAGCAGTTGTCATTGACACAGAACCATCAGAAAGAATTTGCGAAGCTCCAACTCGAATTGTTGAAGCTCCAGAAGTTCCAGCAGTCGTCGAAATATATTCTACATATAATGTATCAGGATCACTTCCAGTAGCTGGAACTACTCTAATAACTTTTACTTGAAGAGCAGCATCTGGTGCTTGAACTGTAAACGTTTGCCCAACAACAGTTGTAAGATAGTCGGAAGGCAATTGACCTGTAGCTAGCTTGATAAACTCGAGTCTATTATTACATGTAATACCACCCGGTACTACGACTCCACCTTCAACAAATACGTTCGAACCAAAATGTTCAATTTCTTTTTGTATGATAGATTGCATTTGATTGAGCTCTCTTGCTTGTAGAGCTCGACCAGCATTAAAGAGAATCCTATGATAGTTAGCACTATCAGAAAAATCGTCTTTATATATTGACGCAAATGTTGTACCAGTTAAATTTGTTGCCATTCTTTACACCGTAATAATAACTTTAATATCTTCTGTTTGTGAGGCAGATCTTACCACGCTCGCTCTGTTTTCGATATACAGAACATCTCCACTAAATTGATCTACTGCATTATATTTATCACCGGAATCGATAGTGGCTGAACCGACACCGTTACCAGTGATTGATTCGCCATCAGTAAATTTTCCAGCTACGTTATTTAAATTCTGATGGAAATATACTATATTTCCGCTTGAGCTATCGAGCTCAGTAACATATGCAGTTGTTCCAGAAGTTCCGCCGGTGATTAATTCGTCGACAACAAGCCCGGATGCAGCGATTGTGCCAGTAAGTGTCATGAAGCGGCCAACTTTTGATGATGCTCCAGTAAACCTTCCACCACTCGATGCACTATCTGTATAATCTAGATTTTTCATAAGAACAATTTGTCTAAAATCATTCGTAATTTGGAAGTTGCCGCCTTCGGCACCATCCGGTTTCATATTAAACATTACAGAAGAAGATTTAAGATCGCGAGTTGCGCTTTTACCTATTCCTATAGATGGACCAATAATTGGTCTTAATTGTGCTGTTCCACTTGAAACTTTTGCTCCAGCAAAATTATATCCTCTTCCAAACGCAGCTGAATCGTTATTCATTTCAACTTTTACGACTACGCCACCACTAATTGTTGCTGTTGCAGCAGCTCCAGTTCCATCACCATTAAAAGTAATAGTCGGAGCAGATGAATAGCCAGATCCACCCGAAACAATTTCAACACCTAGGATTTGACCACCGACTGCTGTGTTTTGAATATTTAATTGTTGTAGCTGAAACAAATTTGCCGAAGCAGAATCAATTGTAATGTCTTCGACCGGTACAAAATTTGAAGAAAGAAAGTTAGTTGCGTTAGATGTTGCAATAGGATATAAAAACTTCCAAATATACCCGTCTGCTGTAGTAAAAGCTCTGACCTCTGATACTCCTGCAGTAGTATAACTAGGTTTAATGGTCGAAGCATTTACTACTCCGGCAGCATTTTTACCTTGCTGTAAACAAATATAAACTTCATTGTCTTCTGTCAATACATAGTAAGAATTTGTAGGAATTCCAACAGAAGCATCGCTCCACGATGAGTATATTGTTCCCGATGACCAATTATACCGTGGAATTACGAATGAACTTGCTGTTACTTTTTTCACTGCTTGGAGATTATTCCGCGCTTCTCTTTCTTCTTTCAGAGTGCGCAAAGGCGTAACGACAGTATCTGAACTATCCCATACGTCAGACTTACCAATTCCGATGTAGTACTCGTTACTATCAGTAATAGATTCTACTTCACTTAACAGTAAATTAGTAAATTGTCTTTTGAGAGGATCTGTTGCTATTGCTACCATGTTTTATCTCTTATACTATCAATTTCCGTTGTTTTTTTCATTTCGTTTCTTACGCTAGTTGCCATTAGAAAGTAACCGGACTTCTGCTAGCACCAGCAATAAACCAGTCGCTGCCATCCCATATAAGTTGTACGGATCCGTGGTTAGCTTCAAGCTGAACATATGTCTTACCATTAACTGCAAAACTTGAAGGAAAAACATTTGCTAGTGAAGTCGACTTATTAGTAAAAACTTTATATTCACCGACAGTTGTTCCATTC